TGGCCCGACACCACGAAGGTTTTTCGTGGGTCCAAACAGGAAAACCATGGGGTTTCTTAACGAACCATGCCTTTGACCAACTCAGAACTGGGTTTGGCCTTGGGCGTGACGGCCCAACGCATTTCCGCGCTACGCAAGGAAGGCATGCCGACGGATACCATCGAAGCGGCAAAAGCGTGGCGGGAAGCCCGGGCGTCAGTGCAACGTGCCCAGGCGCCAAAGGCCGCCCCTGCGCAGCTCGACGACGGCACACTCGCCGACACGATCGCGGAACACCGCACCCTTGTCTCCCGTGCCCGCGGCGTCTGGCTTGCCGCCATGGAAGGGGGCGACCCGAACCAAGGGAAATACCAGTCGGCCTACAACGCCTCCCTCAAAACCCTCGTGGCCCTTGAGGAAGAGCAGGAACGCCGCCTCATCCTGACTAAAGATTACATCTCAGCCCGCGAAGCCGGCGAAGCGATGCGCGAACTTTCTGCGACGGTCGTCAACCGCCTCGATAAACTCGCCCTCGACGTGGCGGAAGCCTGCAACCCTGAGAACCCAGCCAAGGCCGTGAAGGCGCTGGAGGCTTGGGTCCGCCGCGTGAAGGCCGAATTGTCATCGCATGAAGAAGGCTGACCTTCTCCGCATCGGTCGGGATGTCCTGCGTCCGTCTGACAGCGGAGACGTGGTCGAATGGCTGGAAGACAACGTCCACGCCATTCCTGACTCGCCGATGCCCGGGCCGTTCCGCTCCGAGCGGACTCCATGGATCTCCGAAGCGCTGCGCATCGCCGCCGACCCCGAGACGCGGCTCCTCACCATACTCGCCAGCATCCAATCTGGGAAATCCCTCTTCGCCCGCCTGTTCACCTGCCACATCGTCGCCAACGCTCCTGGCCCGACGATGGTCTTACAGGCGACCGACAACGAGGCCAAGGACTTCGCCCTGCGTTACCTACGCCCGGTCTGGAACAACTGCCCGCCAGTCAAATCCCGCCTGTCCGTCGACGACCTCGACCGCTCGACGACCACGGACTTCGACCGCATGACGCTCTACTGCCGCGGCATCTGGAACGAAGCGAACCTTCAACGACTGTCCCTGCGTTACACCATCGCCGACGAATGCTGGATGGCGCCGAGCGGACACCTCGCCGAACTGAGCGCGCGAGTCACGGCCTTCGGTTGGATGGGCAAGCGCATCTTCATGTCCCAGGGCGGACGTGCCGGGGACGAGTTCCATCAGCTGCACGAGTCCACCGACCAGCGTGATTGGAACATGCGTTGCCCGAAGTGCGACCACCTGCAACCTTGGCTATGGGAACAGATCAGGTTCCCCGAGGACGCGAAGGCGACAGGCACTTGGGATTTGTCCAAGGTAAGCCTTGGCACGACCTACGAGTGCGCCGGCTGTCGGACGCTCCTGCCAGACACGAATGCCACCCGCCTTGAGGCAAACGCCCGCGGTATGTTCGTCTCTACGTCGACATCCGCCAACGCCGGGCACATAGGCCTGCATTGGAACAGCCTCGCATCGATGAGCTGGGGCGAACTTGGCGTGCTGATGCTAAAGGCCAAGCAGGCGGCTGACGAATACGGCGACGAGGAACCCCGCCGCATCTTCAAACAGAAGCGTCTCGCCCTGCCTTGGTCGGAGGAAGGCGGAGAGATGACCACCGTCGCCGAGGCCGCCAATTACAAGATGACGGACGACTGGGACGCTGAGGCCGTGATCACTCCGAAGGCCAAGGTCGTAGACCGAGACGGCGCTCCCAACGGAAGCATTCCTTTCCGCACGATGGGCGTCGACGTCCAGCGAGGTCACTTCTGGGTCGTCGTCCGCAGGTGGGCCAAGACCGGGCACAGCCGCCTGATGGCCTTCGCCCGCGTTGACTCCTGGGGCAACGTCGAAGCCTTCGCAAAGCAGCACGCCGTACATCCGGCCCTCGTACTCGTCGACTCCGGCGACAACACGACCGAAGTCTACCGCGAAACCGCCAAGCGAGGTTGGAAGACCGCCAAGGGTTCCGGCTCCGATGACTTCGCCGTGACCTCCAAGGACGGGCAGACCACCCGCCGCTTCTATTCCGAGAAGCAGTCCATCGTCGTCCCGGGCATCCCTCAGCGGGCGACCCTGATTGTCTGGTCGAATACTGGCGGGAAAGACCTCCTGCACGGCCTCCGCGCCCGCAAGGTCTGGACATATTCCCAGGATGCCACGACGGACTATGCCGACCAGCTGAGCGCTGAAGTCCGCGTAAAGGACCGCCGGACTGGCAAGCCCCAATGGATACTTCCCCAGGGCAAGAAGGATAACCATGCCTTCGACTGCGAACTCCTCGCCCTCCTCGCCGCCGTCCGCTGGGGTATCGCCGGCAGGGAAACCGCAGAGACTGACTTGCCTTCCGCATGACACCCGTCAAGGTCCTATCAAGGGAACGGCGCATGGTGTTGCGGGAAGGAAGGTCTCGTGGCGTGGGCTGTGCGTCGTTCCCCCCTCTACTTCCAATCGGAGCAAGTTAAATGGCTTCTGGACTATTCATCGGACTGACCGAGTGCGAACTCCTCGACATCAAAGCGAAGGCTTTGTCCATGATCATGGAGGGCAAGACCTTGATGTCCTATTCCGACTCCGGCTCGTCCGCCTCCAAGCAGTTCGCCATGCCCCCGAAGGAGATGCTCGGCGAGGCCATGTTCGCCCTCAGCAAACTCGACCCGGCGACCTACGGACGCGCCATCAGCGTCATCTCGACCGATTGGCAGAACCGCCGCGACTGATTTATGGCATCCCGTAAGAAAGTCCCCACCGTCAGCCTGCGTCCCAAGCAGCCGAAGGCGTTGCCCACGGCCCCGAAGCCCCAGGCTTCCTACGGCGATTGGCAGAGCATCGGCGTGACGCGTGCCCGCCGTGCGTCCTACGGAGCCGAACCGCGCGACCTCCGCCGCGACCTGACGCCCTACGACCGCCTGACGATGATGCGCAAGTGCCGCTGGGCGGAGCGTAACTCGGGACTGTTCAAACAGATCCTCGCGGACATGTGCCTTTACACGGTGGGCGACGGCATCAAGCCCCAGAGCCACGCGTCGACCCCTGAGATGCAGCAGACCTACGAGGCTTACTTCGCCGAGAAGGCCAAGCGCATCGACATCACCAACCGCTTCAGTTTCTATCAAGCTCAGTCCATCCTCCTTCGCGGCATGATCCGCGACGGTGACTCTTTCGCCGCCAAGGTCCGCAACGGCGCCGGCGAAGCCAAAATCCAGCTGATGGAAGCCCACCGCGTCGGCGACCCGCTTGAAGGCAAGGTTCCCGAAGGCATGCACGACGGCATCCAGTTCGGTCCGTACGGCGAATACATCGCCGTGAACGTCTACCGCTCGGACGGCTCGTCCCGCCAAATCTTGGCCCAGTCCATGATGATGATCGTGGACCAGGAGTACGCATCCGGAGCCCGCGGCGTCCCCCTGCTCCAGCACTCCATCAACTCAATTCAGGACGAGATGGAAATACTCGCCCTCGAGAAGCAGGCCGTGAAGGACAACGGCGACATCACCCGCATCATCAAGAAGACGGGCGGAGTCCTTGACGAAGATATGGCGGCGGAAATCGGTTCCACCGCGAACGGCTCTTACGCCAACATCGCCAACACGATGGGCGGAAAACTCATCGCCCTCGAACCCGGCGAGGACATGACGTCCTTCCAGAGCAATCGCCCCAATGCCACCTTCACGGGCTTCCTTGCTGCGCTGGAGCGTGACATCTCGCAGGGCGTCCTGCCTTACGAGTTCGTCGGCGACTCCTCCAAACTGGGCGGCGCCACTGTCCGCCTCGTGACCGCCAAGGCTGGTCGCGTCTTCTCCAAGTACCAACAGGTCATCATCGAGCAATTCTGCGTCCCGACGTGGGGCTATATCATCGGTCAGGCCATCGCCTCAGGCGAACTACCTGACGACCCGCAATGGAACCAAGTCTCCTGGACGACCCCGAAGAGCGTGACCGTCGACGCAGGCCGAGAAGCCGCTAACGACCGGGCGGACGTTGAGATGGGCCTCCTCTCGATGTCGGAACTCTACGCCCAGCGCGGTCTCGACTTCCGTACCGAGATGCAGAAGCGGGCCTCCGACATGGTCCATATCCAGAACCTCGCGAAGCAGTACGGCATTCCGTTCGAACTGCTCTTCCGTCCGTCAAACACTCCTGTCGGCACCGTCGAGTCCGTAGATCAGGCCGAACCTGCTCCCGACGCAAACCTTTCCGAATAACATGAAGTTCCTCACCAATGGCCTGTCAGGCCGCGAGCCTCTCCTCATCGACCCGACCAAGGCCAAGGACCACGCCGTCCTGGCTGAGAAGTTCGGCTTCACTGACATGATTTCCCAGCTCTTCGGCGCGGCTCCCCAGCCTTACGTCGTCGACGGCATCGGAGTCATCCCGGTCGTCGGAGTCATCGGCAAAGGTCTTTCGCCCCTCGAGAAGATGATGGGCGCCGTGGATGTTAACGACATCGCCGACGCCGTGGATGCGTTCGCCGCCTCGCCTGAAGTCAACAGCATCGCCCTGCAAATCTCTTCCCCTGGAGGCACCGTCACGGGTGTCGAGGAACTCGCCAATAAAGTCCGCAACCTCAAGAAGCCCACCATGGCTTACACGGACTCCGAGATGGCCTCCGCCGCTTATTGGATCGGTTCGGCTGCTGACCGACTCGTCGCCAGCCCGTCATCCACCATCGGTTCCATCGGAGTCTACCTCGCCATCCCTGACTACTCCAAGGCCGCCGAGATGGCTGGTATCAAAATGGTCGTCCTCAAGTCCGGAAAATATAAGGGTGCCGGCATCGAAGGCACCAGCCTGAACGCCGACCAGATTGAGAACCTCCAAGCCTCCGTGGACACCATCCACGCTGACTTCAAGGCCGCCGTGAACATGAAGCGCAAGATGGTGCAGGCTGACGCGATGGAAGGTCAGACCTTCTCGGGCAAACAGGCTTCGCAGATCGGCATGGTCACCGGACTCGCCGACTCCTTCACGGAAGCCCTCTCCAAGTTCGCCGGTTCCACCGCCACGGTCACGACTTTGGTCCATGCGTTCGCCAACGGAGGAAAGGCCATCACGCTCCTCAAGGCCAAGGCTTCCGACATCGAAGAAGAAGTCATGGCCCTGCTTTCCCCTCGCCAGCGCGAGATGGTCGACGAGCTCGAAGGCATCGAGGAAACCTTCGGACCATTTGACCAGACCTCCGGCCCAGAAGGATCCCACTATGTCGCCGCCTCTCCCTTCGGCGCTCAGGGCCTCCTCTGCCAGAACTGCGTCTTCTACCGCGGCCCCCGTGGTTGCGGCCTTGTCTCGGGCGACATCGACCCGAACGGCATCTGCAAACTGTGGGTCATCCCTGGCTCGCTCATTAAGGCCGAGTAATTCCAATCAAAGCAAACATAAGATGACCATCGAAGAACAGCTGCTCGCCGCCACCGCCGCTATTTCCGGCATCACCGCCGAACGCGATGACCTCCGCGCCACCGTGGAGAAGCTCACCGTCGGAGCCGCCTCCGAACTGGAAGCCCTCAAGGTCGAGGCCGCCGCCAAGGACACCAAGGTCGCCGAACTGACAGCCGCCCTCGAGGTCGCCGTCAAGGAAGTCGAAGCCTTCAAGGCTCAGGTCGCCGAGCAGGAGGCCGCCAAGGTTTCCGCCTCCAAGGAAGCCGCGAAGATCGTGGCCTCCGTCGGCGTCGCCCCTGTCGAAATCACCCCTGCGGACGCCAAGCCCTCCGCCGAGGCCGTCGACCACCTCGCCACGTTCCTCTCCCTGCCTGTCGGTTCCAAGGAGCGCAACGACTACTTCGCCGCCCACAAGGCCGCCATCATCAAGGCTTCCCTCTAATTTCCCCCTAACCCTCACCCAATAATAAATCAACATGGCTAACTCCATCGCAGTTGCTCCTTCGGTCCTCGCCGAGAGCGTCATCGCTTCCCTGAAGGGCAAGCTCCCCGCGCTCCGCGCTTTCTCCAGCGTCTTCACCGCCGCTGAGTCCGCCGCGGGCAAGACCGTCCAGGTTCCCCTGATCGGCACGTCCACCGCCACCGAGTTCGGCTCCGGCGGATATCTCACCCAGGACGACGCGACCATCACCGCCGCGAACGTCACCCTGAAGCACTTCAAGGTCTCGTCCCGCTTCAGCCCCCTGGACGTGAAGATGTACGGCGCGCAGTTCCTCTCGGGCGCCTTTGTCCCGACCGCCTCGAACGCCCTCGCTGAGAAGTGCCTCGCTGAAATCGGCGCCCTCATCACCGCCGCCAACTTCAGCTCCGGCACGAACACCGGCTCGTCCCTGTCCTACGCCGAAGTCGTCGCCTCGAAGGGCGTCCTCGACGCCGCCAAGGCCGCTGAACCCCGCGCGTTCATCCTGAACTCGGTCTACGCCAACAACCTCCTGGGCGACGCTACCATCATCGGTAATTCCGTCCTCGGTGCCGGCATCCTGACCTCGGGCCAGATCGGTACCCTCGCTGGCGCCTCGGTCTACCAGTGGTCCAGCCTCCCGACGAACAGCGAGTCCCTCGCTGGCTTCGGTTGCGGCGCTGACGCCATCGCCGTCGCCTCGGCTCTCCCGATGGGCGAAATCCCGGGCTTCGAAGTCGCCAACGCTGTCGACGCCGACACCGGCCTCGGCGTCCAGGTCCT